CGCCGCTACCGCCGGCGTCAAGGACTTCGATTTCTTCGAATTCCTGGCCAACCGGGAACGCGCAACCAAGGGCGACGCATTCAACCTCGACCAGTTCGTCACCGGCCTCAAGACCCAGCGCCCCGAGCTCTTCCATGGCGCACCGGCCAGCCCCGCCGCTACAGCCGCTCCCGTTGCTCCTGCTGCTGGCACCGGCGCACCACCCAACTCCAACGCCGCCGGAGCCAACAACGACGCCAAGGTCGCCGAACTCCGCGCCGCCTATGCAAAGGCCGTAGAGGCACGCAACACCGCCCGCATGCTCCAGATCATCACCGAGCTCCAAAAGCTCGGCGTCACCTCCTGAACCAACACACAACCACCACGAGGCCTAACACATGCCCGATGTCCCCTACGCCTACGGCTACCAGAACCTGGTCCGCGACGTCTCCCCCATCCTCTACCAGGTTATCGCCCAACAGCCCACCTTCATCTCCATCGTACCCGTCGCCACCCAGCGCGCCCGCCAGCACAAGCACGAGTACGCAGAGCTCGAACTGACACCCGAGCAAACGACCACAACCGCCGCCGTCAATTCCACCTCCACCCAGGTCATTCCGGTCGCCTCCAAGGCACCCTTCACCCTCAACGCCATCCTCCGCATCGAACCCATCGCCGGAGAGCACAACGAGCAGCTCCGCGTCATCGAAATCTCCGACTCCGCCAACGAAATCACCGTCCAGCGCGCCTACGGTGGCACCACTGCCGCCAACATCCCCAACGGCTCCAAACTCATCGTCGTCTCCAAGCCACTCAAGGAATCCACCCGCGCCTCCCACAAGGGCGACCCCACCCAGCCCCCCCTTAACCACAACTTCACCGAGATCTTCGATGCCGAGGCCGTCGTCTCCCGCTCCATGGGCCCCGTCCACGGCATCGGCGATCCCAACAGCACCGACCCCGTCGGTGATGCCCTCGACTTTCAGGTCGCCCTTCAGCTCGTCAAAATCTCACGCCGCATGAACAACGCACTCATCTATGGACGCCGCGTCGAACGCACCGCCAATACCCCGGGCACCATGGGCGGACTCCTCCAGGCACACGAGGGAGGCAACGAGGTCAACGCGTCCAATGCAGTCATCAGCGAGAAGATTCTCGGCGATGCCTTCCAGCTCTGCCTCGAAGGGGGCGCCACCTCCATCGACACCCTCCTCTGTGGACCCATTCAGGCACGCATGATCACCAGCCTCTACAAGGACCGCCTCATGATCGCCCGCGAGGATACCACCCTCGGTCAGGTCATCTATCGCGTCCAACCCGGCATGCCCATCGCCGGCTTCGTCTCCACCGTCGTCGTCGACACCAACTTCCCCAAGACCAAGGTCTCCCTTCACTCCCGCGAGCAGGTCGCCCTCGTCCCCTTCCGCAACATGAGTGACGAGGACTCCCGCTCCCCGGGCGATGATTTCGTCGCACGACGCATGATCGGCGAGTATACCTCCCAGTTCCGCAACTTCAAGACCGCCGCCTGTCTCATCCGCAACCTTTCACCGGCTATCCCGACCCCCTGACTCCAACACCCAACCAACGACTGATCGATACCGGGCACATCACACCAACGATGTGCCCGGTTTGCTTGAAGCAGGAGGCACAACGCACATGCCCTTTCATGACGACGCCATCCAGAACCAGATTAAGCGCTGTGCCGTTCAATTCCTCCCTCCTCAGCCAAACGCCACCCTCATCCGTCTCGCTCCCACCTCACTCAACGCCCTCGGCGAACCCGTCGCGCCCCTTGAAGTCACCTGGCCAGCCCGCCTCTTCTCCATCACGATGCGTCAGCTTTACTCACGCCTCATCGTACCCGGCACACAGCTCCACCAAACCCACCCCTTCCTACTCGCTTTCGCCACCGAACCACCACCCACCACTCCCCAGGTAGGTGACGTCATCCTCTGGCAGAATGACCGCTTCCGCCTCTTTCGCGTCGTCCAGCAGGCCGTCGACAACGCCACCTATTGGGAATGCGAGGCGCAACGCACCCATGTCTGAACCCAGTCTCGTCAAGGGATGGAAGATACAGCCCAGTACCCAGTCCCGCGAAACCGAACAGCAGGAACGGGAACGGATCGCACAGCTCGAACAGCAGCGCCGCGAACGACGCGAGCGCGCCGAGCGCGACCCCGAATTCTTCTGCTCCTACTACCTCGCCGAGTCCTTTCAGCATCCTCGCACTCAGGATCCCACCGGACTCGCACCCTGGCAGCGCGAAGTCCTCGATCTCTCCGAAGGCCCCGAACCCAACGCCTTCGCAGCACCCCGTGGTCACGGCAAAACCACCCTCCTCTCCTTCGCCCTCACCCTGCGCGACCTCCTACGCCAGAAATCCAGATTCACCGTCTACATCTCCTCCACCTTCGCCGCCGCCTGCGATCGCATCAACGAAATCAAGACCGAGCTCGAAACCAACGAGCGCATACGCGAGGACTATGGAGATCTCCTCGCCAAGGGGTCCGGCACCAAGGCACAGGCCGCAGACCTCATCCTCTCCAACGGCACACGCATCGTCGCCCGCGGCTCCCTCCAAGCGATTCGCGGCCTCAAGAATCGTCAGCACCGCCCAGATCGCATCATCCTCGACGACGTCGACAAGGATGAGGAGTCCGCCTCCACCGAGCGCATCGAAAAGCGTCTCCGATGGTTCAAGAAGCAGGTCATGGGTCTCCAGGGCGCCGGGGGCTGCAAGCTCATCGTCGTCGGCAACATCATCGCCCGGCGCACCCTCCTCACCGAAACACTGCGCAACCCCGCCTTCATCTCACGCGTCTACAAGGCCATCCAGGACGACGGCACGCCGCTCATGCCCGCCCTCTGGACCCTTCAGGCACTCCACGCCATTCGCGATACCATCGGCACCGACTCCTTTCTCTGCGAATACCAAAACACACCGCCAGCCCTTGGAGCCCGTCCCTTCCGGCCCGAATGGCTCCAGCACCGCTGGGATCGCAACCGACTCCTTGAGGCCGATCCACAGACCATCATCTCCCTCGACCTCTCAAAAGGCAAGACCGAGCGCTCCGACTTCCAGGCCTTCGTCGCGATCCGTCGCGACAGCCAGGGCAACGTCTTCATCCTTAGAGCCGACCTCGATCGCCGCACCAGGCGTGAACTCGCCCTCCGTGCCCTCACCTTCTCCGAAGCCATCGGCCTCGATTCCATCGTCTCCTTCGTCGTTGAAAGTAACGGCTTCCAGGAATGGTTCGCCCAGGAACTCAAGGAACAGTCCGCCGCAAAGGGCTACGACCTACCCATCGTTGAGCAAAACAACACACTGGCGAAGTTCGACCGAATCTCCAAAATTTCACCCATCGCCGAGGGGGCTCGTCTTCTTTTCCCACCTCTGGAACTTGAGGACGAATCCATCCGGCTCCTCCGCACCCAACTCGAGGAGTTCCCCGATTCCCGCCACGACGACGGACCCGATGCCCTCGCCATGGCCGTAGAGGAATCCGCCAGGCTCCGCCGCTCCACCAGCTCCCGCGTCATACCCTGGCGCCCACAGAACAACGACACCGATCCCGACGAACACCAGCGCCAGAAAGAGCTACTCCTCAGGACAAAACCATGAGCCAGAACAGCAACAAACCCGCTCTCTATCAGTCACTCTACGACCTGAGCATCTACGACGGCCTCGCCCCCTGGCACCTCGAACGGGATAATCAGGGCAACTTCATCCCCACCCGCCTCAGACGCCCTGGCGTGCCCGTCGGCCTCGCAGCCGCCATCTGCGAATCCGTACGCGACTTCCTCCTCGGCGCCACCGTCTTCCCCCGCTTCCTCAGTAACGACCCCGTCGTCCGCACCATCGCCGATCGCCTCCGCAAGACCCACATCCTTCCCATCGCCCAAACAGCCGGCCTCTTCGCCACCATCCAGGGCAGCTCCGCCATCACCTTCGGATTCGAGCGAGGCCTGCCCATCTTCAATGCCTGGAAGCGAACCGAGGCCACACCCACATTCGACCAGGCAGGCCAGCTCGTCGCCCTCGTCGCCGTCTACAACTCCACCAATGAAAACGGCAAACCCATCCGATGCCGCATCACCCTCGATTCCACACGCCACCTCGTCGAGACCTCACCACAGGGAAAGGAGGAGTTTACCATCCTCCGATCCGTACAGCACAACTACGGCTTCGTCCCAGCCGTCTGGATCCGCCATTTCGTCGAGGCACCCGGGACCGCCGATGGGATCTCCGTCCTCGACAACCTTGAGGACGCCCTACGCGAACACGACTACACCGCCTCACGCCGTCAGCGCGCAGTCAATTACACCGCAGACCCAACCCTCATCCTACGCGACAAAGATCCGGAAAAGCTCATGCTCTCCCTGGTCAAATCTCCTGCAGGATCCATGCTGCTCGGCGAAAACGGCGAGGCGGGTTATCTCGAAATCAACGGCTCCGGCATCACCCAGATCGCCGCCAATCAGGCCGACCTACGAGCCGCCATCCTTGAACGCGCTCGTGTCGTGCTCATGAATCCAGAGAAGATCATCGGCTCCGCCATCAGTGGCTTCGCACTTCGCATGATCTACCGACCCATGATCAACCTGGCCGACTCCCTCAAGCCCGCCTGGGACCGCTCCCTCATCGAGCTCCTCACCAAACTGCTCCTAGCCTCAGCCACCCTTCGCTCCTCCTCTCTCGCAGTCTACCTGCAGGATATCGATCGGCTCGCTCTATCGCCGGTCGCACCCTCCAACATCCTCGTCACAGCACACAATCCCCTCAACAAAGCCATCTCCCAATGGCCCGAACCTGCCATCGTCAACCACCTGCTCGACGTCGATACCCATTGGGGACCCTACTTCGACACCTCACCCGAGGAGGAGCAGCAGATCGTCGCAACCGCAGGCAGCGCCGTGGCACAGCGACTCGCCTCCCAGGAAACGGCCGTTCGGATGGTGGCTCCCATCACGGGCGTCTCTGACCCCGTCGAGGAACTCACCCGCATCAACGCCACAAACCCCACGGATCCTTTCTCCAACCTCATATAAGGTACCCTCCCCATGGCCAGGCCACCTGAAGTCATCCAACAGGAAATTGATGCCATCGACGCCGAGATTCGCGAGCTCGATAAGCTACCCACCCGATACACCGTCCACGGGCAAACCATCGACAACACCGAACGCCTCGCCAACCTACGGTCACGCCTCAAGAACCTACGAGCCGAACTCGATGGACGCTCCATCTTTCAGGGGCCGTGGATCGAAATATGATCCCAACCTGTGTTCCCCGTGCCTGACATTCGCCCCCTCTGATGCGCAATCTAAGCCCTCCCCAATGGCGGGAACACACCCCCCGCCATCCTCCATCCCCGGACCAGCGGTAGCCCCCCTCCCTCCTCAACTGCCGCTGGTCCGGCCCCCTCGGAGCCCAGGATGCCCTTCACAAAAGGTACCATCAGCCTCCGCCGATACACCCTCCCCGCCCCGCCATCCAACCTCCTTGATTGCGCCACACTCGCTATCCGGCGATACTCTTGGCGACCCATCAACGACGAGCGCGGCGAATCACAGTCCTTCGGCTGGATCAATCCCCGCTCCCCCCTTCAGCAGCTCTTCAACGTCGAAGAAATCCTCGATAATGGTATCATGCTCCTCGCCGTACGCCAGGACACCAAGCGCCTCAACCACACCCTCTTCCACGCCCACCTCCGCCAGCGCATCGAGGAGGTCTGCAAGGCCCGCAATCTCACGAAACTCTCTCGCCAGCATCGCCTTGCCATCGAGGAGGAGACCCGCGTCGAGATGATGCGCGGTCAGACACCGCTCACCGGATTCTGTGAAGTACTCTGGGACCTCCACAACAACACCCTTCTCGTCGCCAGCCCAACCAACACCGCCAATGACCTGGTCCGAGAAGTATTCATCAACACCTTTGATCTCACCCCCATACGCCAGACCGGATTTCCCCCCTGCGAGGATGGCAGCAACCTCAACGCCGAGGCACTCGCCACCGCCGGGGCTCAGTTCCTCACCAACCTCATGATCACCCTGCAGGAGGGAAGTCAGCAGCCCTCATACCCCTCCCTCGAAATACACCTCGAGGGGCCACTCGTCTTTGCACACCCTGAGCATGATGCCCGCAAGATCACGATCGTTGGCGAGGACGCGGCCTCCTCACCGGAAGCAGAGGCTGCCCTCCAATCCGGCAAACGTCTTCAATCCGCCGTCATCGTTATTCAAAAGCACGAGGAGGTCTGGCGAATGACACTCGATGCCACCACGATGACCCTCAAGGCCGTCTCACTCCCGGTACCCACCCTCCCCGACATCAACGAATACATCTACCTCCGCCACCAAAGCCTCACCTACCTCCACGCCATCCTGGATGAGCTCCTTCAGGATCAACTCGCACAGCTCAAGCATCAACTCGTCCTCCCTTAGTGTGGCTCCCGTGCCTGACTCGGCACCTCGTCGACTCCATCATTTCCCGAAACACGGAGCCAATCCATGGACCTTCAGACTCTGCTCACCCTCCTCACCATCCTCGTCGCCATCGCAGGCAATATCGCAGCCATCATTCAGCACCTGCGCGCCGCACGATACAAAACGGCACTCGATCTCACCGACGATACCCTCAACAGCGTCATCGCCGGCGTTGAGGTCTTCTCCCGCGACCCCCGCCACACATTCCATGCACGGGCGCTAAAGCGCCAGATCGAACAGATCGCCACGGCGACAGGCACCGAACACTCCAAGCTCGCAGACGCCGTTCAACAGGTCGCCGCCTCGCTGCCGGCAGACGCCGATATCACAACCACCATCGCCGCCGATGCAGTCTTCCTCTGCCGCGCAGAAAACAACCGCGCCCAGGCTCCCGACGCATGAACTCCTCCATCCTCGATATCCTCCAACCCATCCTCTTCTTTGTCCTCACTACCGGCATCGGGGTCGTCGGGTTCTTCGTTCGCTCCTTGATACAGGAATTTCGAGACTACAAGGCCGTCCAGTCGGAATCCTCCAAGACCATCGCCATTCTCTCCGATCGCGTCGAACGTCACCTCAAGGACCTTGAACGGATCGAGATGCGCTTCCACACCCTCGAGCGCGAGGTAACCCGCATGCTCTCCGGTGTCGAATCACACTCCGATCGAACCACCACCCTCGAAAACCGAATCGATACCATTGCAGACCGCGTCACCCAGCTTGAACAGCGCACCTCCCGCATGGAGGGCCGCGCATGACTCGCCGCGTCGTTCAGGACTCCAATGAACAGCAGCGACCCTCAGACCTCATCCGCATGGTACGCGGCGCCATCCTCGTCGCCCTCGCCCAGGCCTACCCCGGACCCGGGTTCCGCCACTTCCTCAATTACCTGGTCTCGGACTTCGGCCTCACCGTCGAGACATTCGACGCACAACTCAAGTACCTCGAATCACGCGGCTGGATCACCACCAAGCCCGTCCGCCTCGTAGGCCGCAACGATCTACGCATCGATCTCACTCCCGATGGCTACGACGTCGCCAACGGAATCGACCCACAGGAACCCATCCTGTGACCTCACGTCGCCGTCACTTCCGCATCGAGGAGCTCGGCGTCGAGCAGCTCGTCAGCGAGCTCCTCGCAAGAGGCCTCACCTACGAGGAAATCGCCGAGCGCATGAAGGCCGATCAGGGAGTCGACGTCTCCAAGTCCTCCATCGCCCGATACAACGCCACCATTCAACGCAAGCTCCGTGACCTCGAACGCACCCGTCAAACCGCGGAGGCTCTCGCCGCCGTCATGAAGAAGGAGGGCAATGAGCCCGACACCCAGATGTCGGACATGCTCGTCGCCACCATGCAGTGCACCATCCTCGATCGCATCGCCGATGGCGAAGTCACCAACAAGGAACTCGTCGGTCTCACCCTCGCAGGCTCACAAGCCATTCGAGCCAAGGCATCGCTCGAAACCCTTAAGACCAATGAGCGCGCCCGTCAGGCCCGAGCATGGGATCTCGTCCTCCAAAAGTCCCGCGAACTCCTCCAGTCCTCCGGACTTTGGCAGCAGGTCGAGGCCGTTCTCCTTGAGGGACGCGCCTCCGCATTGGAGGAGTGATGCAAACCAACGACCCCCGCACATTCCTTGAATTCATTCGGCGGGACCTCGACACAATCCCTGAAACCCTCTTGCAGGCACTTCAGGAAACCGCCTCCATCGCCCAGGCCCTCGCTCAGGGCCGATCCGCCGAGCTCCTCAACTCCGGAGGTGCGACCGGTCTCTTTCTCCAGTCCTGGATCGTCAATGATCTCCCCAACGGCGCGGAACTCCTCAACGATGCCCCCTACGCCGGTATTGTAGAATCCGGTTCACGCCCTCATTGGCCCCCCTTCAGACCCCTCTTTGACTACATGGGTCGGGTGATGGGGATCTCCACAAGCTCCGTTCCTCAGGGCTCAAAGTACGACCTTTCAGATCTCCCCATCTTCAAGGAAGAACCCGCACTCGAACAGGTCCGTCAAGCCGCCCTCTCAGTCGCACGCCACATCGCCGCACACGGCACCAAACCCAAGTATATCTTGGCCGGGCTCCAGGCAACATTCGAGCAAATCCTCCAACAACGTCTTAACGAGATCGCCGCACGATGAGCGTCCTCTTCGACCCCCGCGAAGCGGCGATCGCCGCCATCGTCCACTATTACCGGACCGCACTACCAACCCACTGGCACGTGGCCCTGGGTTGGGTCGGCAACGCACCACTGCCCGACTCAAACCCCAGCCTCACCTTCGAGATCGCAGCGGATGATAAGGACGACCTTCCCGCATTCATCGTCTCCGTTGACGATCCTGCTCCCGATGATCCTCCGATCGCCACTGCCAAGGTACAGTTTGCCCGCCTCAACCTCAACATCGCAGCCAATCTCTACATCTACTCACAGCATCAGGGGAAAACCCTCCGCTCCGATTCCATCAGGCGCATCCATCAGGTTCTCCCCATCAATATCGGCGCCGCCCGGGCTCTCATCCTCCAGCCGCCCGCCGTTCCCAACATCCTCCATCTCGAACACCTCACCACCGAACTCATCGATGATCCCGATTCCATCAGACGGAATGAATGGCGCGCCATCATGCGCTTCCGCGCCTCCATGTCACTCACCCAGCAGGTCGCCCTTCCCTACTGTCGAACCATCGCCACAGGCACGGACCCCGACCAACTCGTACCCGTGGATCACGTGCTCGATTCCCAAAACTGATTCACTCAACCTCCATCGAACCCTCAGGAGCTAGTCATGGAACCACGTCAGATTACCAATCTCGCCGAAGTCACCCAAATCGATGGCGTCTACATATACGACTTCGCCCCACCCGGATTCGTCCAGGGCGTTGGGGCCCAGTCCGTCGGCATCTGCGGCGACTTCGAACGCGGACCCGTCGGCACCGTCGTCTCCATTGGCTCCAGTGCAGAGTACTCCCGGATCTTCGGCGCCTATGGTGCTCCCCCCCCGGGAGAGGAATCCACCTGGCGGGGCTACTCCGGCCACCGCGCAATCTCCGGCAAGACTTGGCCCGCCCCACTCTTTGTTGTACGCTGCCAACGGGACGGCATGGCAAAAGCCTCCCTCACACGATCCGTCCGTCAACACGTCGCCCCGGAGGAAATCGAAGTTCAGGGCCGTAATCTCATCATCACCGCCCGCGACCACGGAAACTACGGCAATCGCATCGTCGTCTCCATCCTGCCGGCTACCGATGCCTCTCTGGACGATGGCTTCGCCGTTCGCGTCACACTCGATGACCGCGCCGAGTTCATCGACAATTTGCACCCCGATCTCACCACGGCCCAACTCAACGCCCTGATCGACGGGCGCCTCACCATCGTTACTCTCCAGCTCGTCGACAGCAACGCAGCCGGTGCGCCTAGCCTCCCCGTCACCGCCAATCTCACTGCCGGCTCTGACGGCACACCCACGCTCCAGGGCTGGACCGATGCCGTGGATCTCCTTCTCTCCCGCCGCGAACTCAACATCCTCGCTCCCGCGCAGCCCGATGGCACTACCGTCACCCACGCAGCCCTCAATACCTACATCAAGGGTGTCGTCGCTCCCGCCTCCGGCACACAGCCTCTCGTCATCGCCGTACTATCAGGTCCTCCCGGAGATGATGTCGAAGATGCAGCCACAGCCGCCGCAACCCTCCGCTCCGACCGCATCGTCTACACCTGGCCCTACCGTCGACAGATCTATCCCCAGGCTGCTGACCTTCACCAGGGAGGCATCCTCCTAGTGCCCTCCAACGACGTCGTCGCAGCAGCACTCGCCAACATCGATCCCGTCTTCGACCCCGCCTCCGACGTCGGCTCACGCTTTGTCAATGCCGCCACAGCCGCACTCGAGTTCGAGTTCATCGACCGCGATGACTACATCCACGCCAATCGCAACGGCGTCTCCGCTCTAGAGTTCGATCCCGATCTCGGCTTCAGAATCGTCAACGGCATTACCACCTCGCTCGTCCCCGCACAGGAAATGATTCATCGTCGTCGTCTGGCAGACTACCTGAACCGCTCGGTTGCACGATTCCTCAAGTTCTACCAGAATCAGCCCATCACCCAGCCTTGGAAAGACGAAGTCGTTGGCGCTGTCACCGGGTTTCTCGAAAACGAAAAGAAAACCCGCAACGGCATTCAACGCGTCATCGACTACCAGGTCGACATTGATTCCGTCAACGACTCCACAACCGAGTCACAAGGCCGATTCAATATCCTGATGCGAGTCCGCACGCCCGCCAGCGCCCGGTTCATCGTCCTTCTCGCACAGGTCGGCTCCACCGTTCAAATCTCAAACCCCGATCTCACCTGATTCACCATAAAACTCGGAGCAAACCAGAATGGCAACCACCAGCGATCAAATTCAGGGGAAGGATACAACCCTCGTCCTCTTCGTTAATGGACGACCTACGCGAGGCATCACCGTTCGCAACTTCGAATGGTCCGCCATTCAGGATGCCCGCGAACGCGAAGTCATCGGCGAACCGCGAACCCAGTTCCAACTTCTCATTCACGGCTACAAGGGAACCTTCGAAGTCGACGTCGCCTCCTTCATCGATCACGAAATCACTGACTTCCTTAATCTCTCCGACAAGTCCGGAGCACCCGTCTACCAACTGGCTGTCCAGCATACCGAGAACTATCGCGATGGCTCCCGCAAGCGTTACCGCTTCGTCGATCTCACCCTCATGGTTCCCGAAACTCGCAATCAGGGACGCAAGGACGACGTCATGCGCAAGTACGAGTGGCGCGCCTCTGATCTCGTATACCTCAACTAACCCTCCGCCTACCTGAATCAAGGAACTCGTGATGGATCAAATACGCTTCCGCCTTCGATCCGGTGTCATCATCACCATGGAGCAGCCAACCGTTCAGCAGTACGAACTCGCCGCATCCAACTACACCGCAACCCAGGTCCGCACCGGACACATGCGCCGCTTCACCCGTGACCTCCTCGCGGCCTCCATCACCCACATCGACGACAAACCGGTCGATATCAAGACAGACCTCTTCAGCCTCCTCACCAAGGCAGCTGACTGGTTCCAAATTGAGAATGCAGCCCGCCAGCTCTTCGACGAGGCAGACCTTCAGGCTTCTGCTAATCGCCAATACACACCCAACACCACCGCCTTCGTCACACCCTCCGGACTCAACATCGTCAGCACACCCCTCACCCTGGACGAGCTCGACCAACTCGAATTCCGCAACGCCTATACCGAGCACCAGTGGCTCAAGGCCACCAACGATCGCACGGCCCTCTCCATCCGCCTCATCAACGGCCTACCCGTAACCTCGGAAACCGACCTTCGCCTTGAGATCCCCCAGGCCCGCGACTGGATGTTCCTCACCATCCTTCAATCACTCCTCAACGCACAGCAGGACATCCCCGATTTTTTGCCACTCGCCCCAGGCTGAAACAGCTCTACCTCGAAGCAGCCTGGGCAGGACGCTACGCCTACCAACCTTGGAACCTCACCCTCGGACACACCCCCACAGCCTACGAGCGACGCATCCTCATCCACCTCACCGCCGATCTCATCAACGAAGAAAACGAAGCTTCAAAGCCCCCGCCCTGATCACAACCCCGGTTGTACCACTTTCAAAAGTCAACGCGGAACCTACAAAAAAGTAGGTTCCGCGTTGTGTTTCAACCAACATTCGTCGGTTCCGCGTTCACAAACACCTAACTAATCCACTATCAATGACCCAGCCGTTTTTATGTAGGTTCCGCGTTCACCAAAAACTTTCACATCACTCGCGAACGCCGCCCGTCGATTTGAAATTCGGTTCCGCGTTCTAAGTCCAGCATTTCCCGCATTTTCCCGCCAAGTTCCGCGTCCTCCCGCCTTCACATCACTCATAGCATTTTACAATGCCCAGACCATCCGCGAGCAGGTTCGT